AGAAAACTCAAATAAAAATAAACCTATACAAAGTTTATTAGAACGCCAGATTCAGGTAAACGCCTGCAGATATGTAGATGAAACTATAGTTTACGAAAATGAAGAAGACGTACGCAATATACTAAGGACTATACCTTGGGACGTAAGAATTATAGGTGAAGAATATATGAATAAACAATTTACAGGTAAAAAAGAGTTCTTTAAACCTAACAAAGAAATCTACTATAACTATAGACAACACACGTTTAGTAGTAGTGAACTAAGAGAAAGGATAAAATGCAAGAAAGACAAATAAGTTTGTTTACGCCCAAAGTGGACTGGACTCCTCCCAGTAGTCTACCCGAACTAAGTAGATATAGTGAAGTAGCTATTGACTTAGAGACATACGACCCCTTGTTGATGTCTCACGGTCCATCTTGGGCTTTCCCTGATACGGGATATATTACTGGTATAGGGGTAGCGACTAAAGATTTTAGTATGTATTTTCCTATACAACACGAAGGTGGGGGCAACTTAGATAAAGGGTTAGTTTTACGTTGGTTTACTAAACAGATGGCTTATGAAAACGATAAAGTATTCCACAATTCTTTGTATGATATGGGTTGGTTAAAACGTTATGGAATTAAAGTAAACGGTAAAATACAAGACACCATGTTCGCAGCACCCCTAATAGATGAGAATCAATATAGTTACTCACTTAACAATTTAGGTGAAAAATATTGCGGAGAAACTAAAGATGAAACTTTACTTATTGAAGCAGCAGAAGCTTATGGGTTAAACCCTAAAAGTGAAATGTATAAACTACCAGCTAAGTATGTTGGTCCATACGGCGAGCAAGATGCAGAGTTGACATTAAAACTATGGCAGGTATTTAAAGAATTAATTAAGCTAGAAAACGTAGGTAAAATTTACGACCTAGAAACTTCACTGATACCTATACTTTTAGACATGAGATATAAAGGCGTACCTGTAGATTTAGCTGTAGCTGAAAAGGTGAGTAAACGATTAAAGAAAGAAGAAGATTCAATATTAAACGCTATTCATAAAGAGTTCGGTACTAAACCAGACTTATGGGCAGCACAGTCAGTAGCTACTGTATTTGATAGAGCTGGGTTAAGTTACCCACGCACACCTAAAACTAACGCCCCTTCTTTTTCAGGTGATTGGTTAGAAAACCACGACCATAAATTAGCTAACAATATAGTAAGAGCACGTAAACTAAACAAAGCTAGAACTACCTTTATAGATAAAATGATATTAGAACATAACGTAAACGGTAGAATACACGGGGAACTTCATCCATTACGTAGTGACCGTGGAGGTACAGTAACAGGAAGATTTAGTAGTAGTAACCCTAATCTACAACAAGTACCAGCCCGTAACGAAGACATAGGTCCACTTATACGTAGTATTTTTGTACCAGAAAAAGACCATTACTGGGGGTGTTTTGATTACTCTCAACAAGAGCCTAGACTAACAGTACATTATGCCTCAGCTACTGAGCAAGAAGGTGCAGCAGAAGCAGTAGATGCTTACCGTAATAAAGAAGCAGACTTCCATCAAGTTGTGGCAGACATGGCTAACATAAGTCGTAAAGAAGCTAAGATTATTAATTTAGGTCTTAGTTATGGTATGGGTAAAGAAAAGCTGGTTAAACAATTAGACTTATCTATGCAAGAAGCAGAAATATTATTTGATACGTATCATAAAAGAGTACCTTTTATCAAAGGTTTAAGAGATCAATGTGCGAGGTTAGGGGCTAACCGTGGATACATAACTACTATAGCTGGTCGTAAGTGTAGGTTTAATTTATACGAACCTAGAAATGATAGAAAGCCACCCTACCCTTATGAAAAAGCTGTCACTGAATATGGTAGTCAGGTTAAAAGAGCCTACACGTATAAAGCTATGAATAGACTTATACAAGGTTCAGCAGCAGATATGACGAAACAAGCTATGGTAGAGTTATACAAAGAAGGTATACTCCCACACACTCAAGTACATGATGAGTTAGACATCTCAGTAACTGACCCAGATCAGTGTGAGACTATAATGAAAATTATGTCTGAATGCACACCTTTATGTGTTCCCAATAAAGTTGATGCGGAAATAGGTAAAAACTGGGGAGAAGCAACGGTTCATTATAAGGAGTTTTTTAATGACTAAACGTACAGAAAAAGATACTATGTATTCAAATATATACTCACACTACTGGAAAGAAGCCATGACCCTAGAAGAAATAGGAATCAAATATGGTGTTACTAAAGCACGTGTGTGGCAGATAGTTAGGTTCAACCAACTAGGTGACGGAGACTACTACACAGGTTATAAAGCATACATGGATAAAAAATCTGAGATAGATAACACACCTGAACTAACTACTAAACAAAGAAGTACCCAATTAAGAGAATGGTTAAATAATCAAAACATAAGGCTTATAAAAGGTAAATACGACTCTTCAACCGTTGGCTAATGATCATTTTGAATATCCTTTTAATCACTAGTGACTTATAGTTTAATAAAGGTAGTTAGCTAATACAGGCTAACGTAACAACCTTTAAGGAGGTATATTATGGCAGCAGCCGTTGAAACTATGGCTTATGCAGGGGAAGTTCCTTGGCATGGGCTAGGCGTTAAAGTCGATAATGATTTAACACCTGACGAAATGTTAGTACAAGCTGGACTTGATTGGACAGTAAGTAAGCGTGAAATATTCACATACGATAACGCAGACCCTGATAAGTCTAAAGACTTAATCATGGCACCTAACCACTCACTATTAGTACGTGATAGTGATAACCAAATATTTGGACCATGTGGACCAAAGTTTATACCCACCCAAAACCGTGACGCTTTTACGTTCTTTAAAAAGTTTACCGACGCTGGTAACATGACTATGGAAACTGCAGGTTCACTAAAAGACGGTCGTCAAATATGGGGTATGGCTAAAGTAGATGAAAGCTTTACCTTACCAGGAGACGATAGAGTACTAGGTAATTTACTTGTGTCGGTTAGTCATGAGTGGGGTAAGTCTAATGAAATTAGATTCACACCTATTAGGGTAGTGTGTAATAATACACTTAGTATGGCGTTAGCTGATAAAACTCAGCCACACTTTAAAATGGCACACACTAAAGCTTTTGACGGTGACTTAATAACTACCGCAGAAGAAGCACTAGGTCTAGCAAGTAACCGTATGAAAGAATACAAAGAAGCAGCAGAGTATTTATGTAGTAGAAAATATACTAAAGATACTGTAGTTTCTTATATAGCTGACTTAATGCAACCTAAACTAGCGTTACAGCAAAAAATACTAGAAAACACTAAGGACGAACAAAAGTACGTGGCTCGTGCTACTATGCTTGATGAGTTTCAACGTGCACCTAGTAAGGTATACGAAGCACTAGAACAACAACCAGGAGCCAACTTAAAAAGTAGTGCTGGTACTTGGTGGGGTGCTATGAATGCAGTTACTTTTGTAGTTGACCATAAATGGGGACACGACCGTGACGCAGCAATGCATAACGCTTGGTTTGGGGCTAGGGCTGGTTTAAAAACTAGAGCCATGACTAAAGCTATTGACTACGCTAACGCTGCATAATATGCATCCAGCGTACGAAATTAACTTTGTTTACTTCCTACCTGACTATCCTAGTCGGGTAGTGAAGTTTAACATGACTGAGATGCATAAAATTAAAGGCGGTGGTATCTACATAGGTGATCCTATAAAAATGGCTCCTCCTTTACATATTCACCAAGCTGAGCGTTGGTATAAAGTTCACACAGGTAAGAAAAAGAAATTTAAAACAGCTAAGTGTGGACAAATTGATTTATATAAAGTACTGATGAAAAAAGCAGTACCCTACACCGAGGATGATATGAAAAACCTATACAAAAACCATAAGGTAGATATACCAAAACCTAATAATTATTGTAAGACTGTCCGTGGTCGTGACCCACACGACACTAGTCTTATATTAACTAGAACTGATAAAGTACCTATGAGTCAAAAGAATAAAGACAGGCTCAAACACTACGAAGGTAAACCCACTATTCAAAAAGTTTTAGATAAAGGCGTACTGACTCTTAATGATATAAAGTACGATATAAAGCTAGGGTATATAACTAAAGGATCCTAATTTTAGGCGTAATGTGAGCCGTTTTAAGCCCTTGATTAAAGTAAAAGGTATAAAACCCTTAGTTTATAAATCAAAACGGCTCGAGCCTTTAAAATTAACATAAGATTTTACTTTACTAATTTATATTCAGTAGGTAATATATTTATATACTATTTATCAGGAGTAAATAAATGGATAAAAATGAAAAACATTGGGTAGTAAGTTATGGTTCTAAGTCTTTAGATAACAGAGCTGAGATTCTTTGTGCTGAAGAAAAAGAAGTAGAAGGTTGTTGTAATTTAATTGACCAAAGATACAACCCAGAAACCATATATGTTTTTACTAGACCACACACTAGTGAGTTAGAAGGATATTTTTGGAAGGGTGGGAATCTACTTGTCAATGGAAGATAATATTCAAATACCTATACCAGACAGAGCTGAAAGTGCTCCTCAGGTTTATTATTTCTACAAACTAGAGATAGGTGACCATATGGATATAGACACCCAAGATCCTGCTGAATTAAAAAGAGTCCGTGGTGCTGCTAGTGTATACGGTAAACGGAATGACAAAGTGTTGGTCACTCGTAGTATAATAAATCATGAAGGTAAAAAGATACTAAGAATATGGAGGAGTAGGTGATATTATGA